GGCAACTATGGGGATACCCATTTGACCTGTCTAAAACTTTCGAGGTATTCAACGACAGCGCTCGTAATTTTGGTTCAACCACCGAGATTACGGGTGCTAATTTGATCAAATACAACCGGGCGGCAAACTCGCTCGATATGAGCTTATTGGTTGATTTGGCTATGCCCCCCCGTATACGTCACCTTTAGGGTTTGGCGGCCATGGGAAAGGCTTATATGGTCAAACTCGATCATGCCCGTCCGGTTGTATTTGATCAAATTAGCACCCGTAATCTCGGTGGTTGAACCAAAATTACGAGCGCTGTCGTTGAATACCTCGAAAGTTTTAGACAGGTCAAATGGGTATCCCCATAGTTGCCCCGCCTGGGCGCCCTTGTCAACGTCGTAAAACTCCGTCCGTTCCTCAATAAGGATATGACGGTTAAGGCGCTGGGCAATGGCCGCCGAAACTTCCTCTATTAACGATTGAAAGATTTGGTCGTCGTCTGCCTTGGACTTATCAATCAACCGCTTTACCCGGTCAGGGTTTGTAAGTAAAAAAATGGACACTTACTATCCCTGTGCGGCGTCCGGTGCTGGGGGCTGGGCTGGTGCATCCGGGGAGGTTGTTACTTCACCTTCGGCCGGGGTTGCATCAGGAGCCGGGGGCTGTGCTGGGGGAGCCGTTTCGTCCTTCAAGCCGCCAACGTCGCCGGTTACGTCTTCGGAAGATGCTTTTTCTTCGTCCGTAACGTCTGCATCGGCCACAACCTCGGGGGCCTTGTTTTCGGTTTCAGGTCCGGTTACTTGCTTATTCTCCGGTGGGTTGTTCAGGCTCTTGTCGATCAAGCCGCTTCCTGGGTCTGACACGACGCCAGCACCTTCCGAGGAAACGGCTGAATCGTTTCCCTCAAGCAATGTGAGCTTTCGGACTTGCTTGGCAAAAAACTCGGGCTTGTAATTATCGCTTTCGACGATCTCGCCCTGTTTGAATGCCTTGGCCCGTTTATGATTTTCGTGGTCATGGAACACATAACCTTTATTTACTGTGTACTTCATAATTTAATCCTCCCGCTTTGCGGATAATTACGCCGATGGTAATAAAAAATAAGGGGGACGGCACAGCACCATCGGCATGGCCGGCAACGTCCCCCAACCGATTTTTTACCCTATATCGAAAGGGCCAAGACGGGATTTGCCGCCTTGGGATACTTGACGTAGCTCTTTACACAGGTAATGCCAAACTCGGCATTTGCCACGGCCACGGTTGAGAATGGACGAATCCACCTCTTTGCAAGGCCCTCAACACGGACCCGTACAATGTAAACCGTTTGGTCGTTGGCGTCTGTAATTTCAGCCACAGTCGCGCCGGGGATATCCGCATATGCGTCGCCCACGCCGTCATCGTCGGAGTTTTGGAACTTGATGTTATTGGTTGACGTTGCCAGGGCTACCCCAGCGTCAACAATAAACATAAGCTCTTTGACCCCTTTGGTGTCAATACCATCACCTTGGAAGGTTCCGGCGCCTTGATCTTTGGCGGCTAGGGAACGGTGTCCGGTGAGGTGTTCGCCTACTGTTGGAAACATGAGTTTTCTCCTTAATAAAGTTGTACCCGCTTCGGATTTGCTTTGCTACTTTTTTTTTATAAAGGGGGGGAACTCGAAAGCTCCCCCCATCCATTTACTCTTTATTAGCTTGGTCTATTCCTAGACAGTCAAGCCGGTTGAAAGCGTAAAGCTTTCCTCATGCCGCAGAGCGATATCTGCTTCTTGGATGGCACGAATCCAAACTTGGTTCTTGGCGAAAGCGTCCGACGTTTCCATCGAGCTTGCAATCTCCAAAGCGAACCATTCACCGATCAACAACTGTGACCAGTCAGCGAAAAACAACTCTGTTTCGTTGTTGCCGCCGCCCAAGTCTGTGGGTAGCTGGGTCGTGGTAATCCATGGGAAACCCAAAAGACTGTTTTGGGGAACTTTTTGCGCCGGATCCCATTGAAACAAGGGGCGGGCGTCGCCGTCCTTGAGTTTACTGATGGCAAATTTCAGCTTGGGGGACATGATCCACCCGGCACCTTCACCCATGCCGTCGCTGTCTTCGAGCTCAAAAATGTGCTCGGCCAACTTGTCGTAAGAAATTGCGCCACCGTGTGCTACGGTAGAAATACCGCCGGTGTTGGCGATACCCAGAGGCTCGGCGCCAATACCAGAGCCACGAAGTGCGGCAAGGTCAAGGGCGCGGGCAATCTGCTTGGTGAGGTCAGCCCGTACAATGCCCTCAATAGCGGGGCTGGACTGACGGATCAACCGACGGCTGATCTTGACCAAACCGGAAAGCTGGTTTGGGGTCATGGTCACCTGACCATAGGTACTGTCGGAAGGGGCAATAGCGGCATTTTCATCCACCCAGGTCGCAATCGCGGCCGCTGATTGCTTGGGAATCTCAACGGGAGACTCCGTAAGCCCTGGCATCAGGGTTGCACCCATTTGGACGACGGTGGTCTGCGCCCGGAGCAATTCAATCAACTGTGGGATATGAGCCGTGGGGACAAGTACCCCGCCAGCGGAACCGGTTCCGGTCCCCAATTCCTTGGTGCGCACTTTAACGAATTCGTCAATAACTTCTTTTTCGAACTCTGCGCCTTTCCAATCGCCTTCAATTTGGGCATTTACAATCTTGACGATGGAAAGCTCTTTGCCTGTGGCAATCATTTCCTCGTCAACACCCGGTACTTTACCATTCCACTTGGGACGGCCGGCGTTTGCTGTTTCCAGCTCCTTGGTGCGTTTCTCAAGCACCTCGATGGTAGCGACCAATTCCTTGGTGCCTTCCTCAACGCCTTCTTTAATGCCCTTGGTGATTTCGGACATAGCCAGGGTTTTGGCTTCTTCCTTGCCCTGGTCTTCTGCGAGGACGAGCAAGCCCTTAAGCTCGGCTTCTTCCTCGTCTGACCGCTTTGCCATCCCTGACAATTCGGCCATGCGTTTAATCTGTTTGGCTGTCAATTTCATTTTTGACTTTCCGTTTCTTCCCGCTTTGTCTTCATTTCTTCACCGGCTTTGAAAAGCAAGTCAAGATAGGTTTCTTTGGGCGTACCCTCTGGCTCTTGGCCCAGGTCGCCGGAAACTTCCTTGGTTGTTTTCGCGTCAGCTTTTGTGGGTAAAATATCACCCTTTTGGTTAATGACAAGATCCATTTTCCTATTTATTTCGTCGATGGCTTTTGTTTGGGCATCCACAACCGCCCGAAGCTCCACAATTTCAATGGGCAATGGGTGGGTATGCTCGTCCCCTTCATCAACGGGGAGGCCAGTTTGAAGGAGCTTTTTTACTCCGTCTGGTATCTGGTCGTCCTGCACAAAGAAGCCACCTTCGTCCTTGTCCTCAAGTGCCTTTTCAATAGCAACGGCCAAAGTATCAACAATTTCCTCCTCGCGCTGGGCCTTGGTCTTGTCCACAATTTTGCCCTTAACAATGTCAAAGGAGCAAGTCTTGTCGTCAGGGTGGCAACCGCACTTAATCTCGATTGTCTTTTTGAGTAGCTCGGCGGCTTTGTCAATTTCCTCGTTTACGTCCGGGCTGTCCCCCCAGAACTTTTTACAGTCATCAAAGTAGGCCAAGGCGTCCTTTTGATCCAATACACCCTTTTCGTAGGCCAGGGCCACGGCGTTTGGATTGCTGGGAACCGTTACGAGGGATATTTCGAGCAACTCCTGTTTTTCAAATATGCGGCGGGGGAGCTTTTTGGAGCCCCGTTTCTTGGCTTCCTCCTTGCGTTCTTCCTCGTCCAAATGACGGCTCTTGGTGGGGATAAAGCCCACGGAGGTGGTACGCAAAAACCCAGCCTGGGCCATCTTGAAAGCCCTTTCAGCGCGGGGATTGAGGTCGGCCGTAGCAAACTCAATGTCAAACACAAGGCGCTTCTGTGCCTTGTCGATCTTTGGGGTTGCCTTGCCAATGATATTATCAATGGCTGACCAGTAATTGTGGTCGAGCAGGGCCACAGGGTTCTTTTTGAAGTCGGTAAAGTCCCAACCGGCAATGGACAAAATGTCCCCGTCCCGGTCTACCGTCTCATCAGACCCAATAAATTGGAGGGTACGTTTGCCGACCTGTTTTACCTCGCCACCAACATACTTGGTTATGCTAGGCTCAACATATTCGGCATTTCCGTCTTTTATCATATTTCTCTTAGCCATTTGATCCTCCTAAAGATCGGGCCGAAACCGTAAGGCATCGACAATTTATTACTTCCCCGGCCGGCGCACCAAATTCAAGTGGCGCCTTGAGGCCGTTGGCAAATTTATCCCCCCGCTTGACCCGCGCACCGTTTAGGGGTACATGGGCGTCCCGTACATGGGCGTCCCTGCTTGTTATCCATTCAACAAATTCTATTTCGGCTTCATCAAAGGCCATTTCGCGGGCCAGGGATGACCCCGTACCTATTTCCGTCCGGGCAATGGTAAGGGCGCGGCCCTTGGCAAAGCTAAACACATCGTTAAGGGCCTTGGTGGTTTGGGTGACGGTAAGCTGTTGGGCAACTGCCTTTGATATTTGGAGGCTTACCTGTTTGCGTACCGTATCGTTTACCCGCGTAACCTTGGGCAAGAGCTTGTTTTGACGTTGCAACCGCAGGGCTTGGAGCGTTTCCTCGTCGTTGAGGTCGAGGCTTACCTGGGGGTCGTTCTCATTGTAAAAGCCAATGGTGGCCTCCTGGCCGTCCTTGTACTGAGGGTCCATAAGCCTTTGAAGCTGTGAATCCTGGGCTATCTTGTCCCCTAAAATCTGGTCAATGTCTGCCTCGGTCAATACCTCGTCAATGGTTACGTCGTCGCCTGGGGCCTTTACCAGTACCACCTCGCCCACCTTTGCCTTAAGGTTTACGCCTACGCGGTTAAGGACCAGCTCCTTGTAATTGCCCATGATCTCCCCGCGCATATTGAAGAAATGCCGGCTCAGTCTCTTTTCGGTCTTTGCCTCAATGGGGTCCATTACATCATTGAAAGATTTGCCGAGGCGTTTCATGCTGGCAAAATGGGAATCAATTACCCCGTCTACAAAGTCGTCCACCCTTGGGTCTTTTAATAGCTTTACTTCGTCAAGTAGTTCATGCACCACGGAAATGACGTACTCTTGGTGCTTCTTGTCATCAGCGGGCGCGGCCTTGGGAGGCTCAATAATGGGTACAGGGGCAACCTCAAGATTAAGCTCAAGCTTCTCATTTATGCTTTCAGGGCTAAAGCCGGCGTCCTTGAGGGCCTTGGCGGTTTCTGCCTTTTCCTTTAAGTCCTCTTGCAGGGCCGGCACAGCGGAAAAGTCATACCGGACAATATAGATACCGCCCTTGTAAAAGGATAAAAAGTTTGAATTGATAACCGTTTCATAATAACGGGCCTGGGCTACCACAACGTCTTGCCAAAACACCTTCCGGGCCATGGCAAAGTTCTCAAATGTCTTTTTGCCAACGCCCATAATTTCGGCCGGCACGTCCAATACGGCGCCTACTTCCTCACGGTTCCACCTCTTTTGCTCCAAAAACTCCATGTCCCGGTGCGTTACCTTGTTGGGTATATAGGTCATGTTGTTTGGGAGGACCATTGTTTTCTGTGCCTTGCGGGAGCCCTTGTTTTTGTCGTTGAAACTTTTGAGCATTTGCTCCCGTTGGGTGCTGGTCTGTGGTTTGGTTGGGGCGAATACACCTCCGACCTCGGCGCCATTTTCAAAGAACGCAAGGTTATATTTGGACGCCTCATGGTCGGAGCGTATTCCATCTGATAAAGGTATAAGGGATGACATACCCCGGAATGGGTTGTCCGGGTTGTACTTCTTAAACTGCAATATCTCGTCGCGGGTAAACGTGATCTTTTTATTGTCGATCCGTTGCCAGCCCATAAGCATATTTGAGTCTTTGTCAATTAATGGCACATAGTCGGCCGGGTCCAGCACAATAAACTCAGCGGGCAACTCACCGCGGCTCAATGGTACGCGGCCCTCGTCCCCTGCCCTGCCGGAGTTCATCCACCAAAGGGCCTCGCCGGAACGGTTGTAAAATATCTCCGTTGCCTCTGAAAGCTGGGCCGAGGTCATCATGGGGTTTACCCGGTTGAACAATTCGGCCACCTCGTTCTTGCCGTCAACAACCTCGCCAATACCGTCGTCGGCTTTGTCGTCCTTTAAATGGACCCGGAGGGGTACTTGCTTTAACGCATTTGCCCGCCGGCTGATGGCGGTAAACACCCAAGGGTGTTGTGCATAAGGGTTTGTAAGTTTTTCATCACCTGTACGGATACGGATGGACTGAAAAAAAGTTACGTCGGCGGGGAATGGCCCAATGCTTTTAACAATTTGGATAGGCCGTTTGTTGTCAAAGATGCCGGCGAGGCGGGATCTCCATGTAGATTTTCGTCTAGGCATATGTTTAAGTCCCTGGTCTTTGAATCAAGAACGGCTGAAAACCCCGCTTATGTTGGGCCGTTATACACTCAATCCGAGGTTTGACAATTCTTTTTTTCCACTTGGTCGATAATGTAAAGCATACGCTCCGTTTCATCCTTGGGAACCCCGCAAGTTGGACATTTTTTTGACATTGCCAAAAGCTGTCCAATATTAAGCCCAACCTTTATCAGCGGGGCCTCGTCGCAAGCCTTACAAGTGCCGTTTGCGTAGGCAAGATAATTATTACAGCCGGGGGTAATACAGAGCATTACACCCAATCCATGCTCATGTCGCCGTACCCTGCAACCCGCATCCAATTCGCATACATCAGGGCGTCGAAATAGTCAGGGGACCGGCCAATACGTTTTTTGATCTTGTCTTTGGTTTCGAGCCGCATTGTTTTGTCGCCATGTACTTCATAAATAATTGCTCCAATGTCGGCCTTCATGCGCTCATGGGTAAGGCCACCAATCTCCCCGGCCTCCATGGCTGTCTTTAAGCTCCATGCCATTTGTATCCGAAGGTTTAGGAAATGAAAGAAAAAATCCTCCGCAACTTCCTCCGGAGAGGCCCCCCCAATAATGTCCCTTACCACAAATTCCTTCTCAAATAGCTCGTCAATGACGCCGGCACCCAGGCCAACACCGTCAACCCCAACCCTATCCGCGCTTATGTTGAACTGCTGGCATAGGGCCAAAACGTCGGCCGTAACCTCCGTGGTCCGGGTCTTGGGCCTGGACATGATCTTTATTACATTGCCGCCCTCCATGATGACGTAAACGGTAGGGTCAGGACCAAAGCGCCCAACGTCCACCCCAAGGGACCGGGTATTGTCAATTATGAGCCCGGAGCCGTCGTCAATTTGTCCCGAGCCTGGGTCCTGGGGCTTGGCTACTGCCTGGGCCTTGTAGTCAATAAGCGGGCCGCAAGCGTAAATAGTGGACCAAGAGATAAGCTGGTTTATGGCGTCGTCCACATCCCATGAGCCATCCACAAACCGTTTGTATACAGCCGGGGGAAGGTTCTTTAGGGAATCGAGGTACTCTTGGTCGACGTATGGGTTGTCTGAAATCTTGGCCGGCATATAAAAATAAGGGGCCTTGAGCTCACCCAGGCGCCAGGGCGTGTAAAACTTCTCCTTTACCCACCCCTGAGTAGGGTTACAGGTTGCAATCATCAAAATGGGCGGCTTGTCCTCGGTTGTCCAATCCTTGTGGACCCATGAGCCGGAGCGCTCAATACCCTTGTCCCAGGTTGCCTCCTGGCACTCGTTTACCTCGTCATAAAATACCCCGTTTACCTCCAATCCCCTCCACCTGTTAAGCTCCGGGTCGTCCCTGATGCTTTCGGTAATAAAGAGTATTTCGGAGCCATTGGCGCATTTACAGGTCCAATCGTACCGGTTCACCTTTCCGACAAATGGGCGGGCCGCGATCTTTTCAAAGGTGGGAATGGTGTTACGGCGCAACCTGGGCAAATCAGCACGCACCACAGCCCAGCGGGAACCGGGGAACAGCTTGCAAAGCATGATGATAATCCCCAGGCCGACGTATGTCTTACCACCGCGGATTGCCCCGCCGTAAAGGAGGTATTTGTACTCCTTGCTGAAAACCGTATCAATAAACTGTTTTTGTTTTGCGAAAGGCTCAAATACGTGCTTGCGTTTGGTGGTTGGGCTGTCGTCTGCCCTTTCCTTGAGCATATCCACCGGGTTGGCATAGTCGGTAAACGACGCCGCGTCCGATGCGACGGGGACTATGTAACTTGATTCAGCCCCAGGTAAGAGGCTGTCAAGGTATTGGGAGTCGGTCAAAACTCAATTACCTTGTCCCCGACTTTATAGGTTTGTGGATCTGTGTTTATGGAGTTTACGAGGTCTGTTCGGTCCACATACCCATGCTGGTTTTTGAGCATGAACTTGGCAAACTCGACGGAGGTTTGTCCGTTCATTGCCCTGTGGATTAATATGTCCTCTTTAAGGTCATTGAACCGCCTCAAAAGGTCCGAGAAGTGAGGGTATTTTTTGCCCCATCTCCATATGCTGTCTCGGCTTACCCCTACATATCCCGCAAGTCCCGCGCTAGTAGGTAAACGCTTCTGAATAAGACAGGCTTCAAGGTATCGTGCTACCCGCAGAGGTGTCTCTACTGGGTGAAAGCCATCGGTACGCCCGCCGTTGTTTAATTGTTTATCCCGTAATGCAATTATTTCGTCTTGTTCTTTTTTGTCCATGGCCCAAGCCTATCATATTTCAGTCCCCAGGCAAGCCGGAAAAAAACTCGTCGGACAAGTCGTCCACCTTTTTGCGTATCCGTTTGATGTGCAACCGCTGGTTTACTTCCCGCTTTACTGCATTTATGAGGTTTTGATCCCCGGACGTTTTAATGGTCTTTTTGAGCATATGGTCGGACATTGCTTTGGCCCGCCGCTTTTTGGACTCGTAATCAGATTCCATAATTAAAGAAAAGACCCCCGATGCTGTTTTTGGCAACGTCGGGGGCTGAGAGAAGAAAAGCATTCCACAAGGGAAAGCTGGCCCTATTGTACCCGGCCCTCGCCAAAGGGATACATGACTTTGGTTTCTATTTTGTCTTGATCCAAGGCGTCGGGTATCTCTGGAAGCGGTTCCGGTATGGTGTTCCCCGCTATCGTGTTTATAAAAAAGGCATTGTCAACGTCCAGTACCTCAACCTGGGGGGCTTCCCGCTTTATGATCCTTACCAATAATTCAAGGCTGTCAAACTGCTCGTGCTTAATGCAATTATGGACGTCCCTTTGCTGGGAATCGTCCAAGTCGTAATAAGTACCTTTTATGAGCGCAATCACATGACATTTATATCCCGTAATCCATACCCGTCAATGGTTTGCGTTTATTTTTATAAAGTAAAGGGGGGTATATGGGGGACTGCCGACGTTGTTAGGATGATTGACATCCTAACGGGGGGGCGGCAAACGTGCAAGGGCCATGTGATGAAACTCACGTTGCGGGGTTCTGATCTGTGCGTAAACTGCTTTTGGATCGGAGGCCGTTATGCAAGACATATTTGTTTTATTGGTAATGTTTCAGGTAAAGCACTTTTTGTGCGACTACCCCTTGCAGGGTAAGTATATGTTCGGCAAGTTCAAGGCCGGATGGGGATGGCTTTTACCAATGCTTGCCCATGTAAGCGTAACGGCCGGCGGCACCCTGGCTATCTGTTTATGGTATGAGCCCTCCCTTTGGTGGCTTTGCCTAGTGGATTTTGGTATGCACTTTGGAATGGACCGTATAAAGGCGGGGCCGAAATACCTGGGGCGCTTTAAGAACATGGCCCATAAATACTTTTGGTGGGCCTTGGGGTTTGACCAAGGGTTTCACCATTGCACCCATTACCTGATTATTTACTTGCTGTTGAGGTAAAAAAACCGCCCGGATTCGAACCGGGATTCAATCCTGTTTGAGCATCAGGAAAGTGACTTACCAATTAGTCGACGGTTTTATAAAAGACCTGGGCCAATCCCGAAACACTGTCCGTTCATGACGGGGTGCCGGCGCCCCTACCCAGGTCTAGGTTTTATTTTGGAAAATCCTTACACTTGATCTTGGTAATAATGCGCCGGCCATCCCTGCAAAGCAAGCCAACCGACGGCCGTAATACAACCCCCTCGGCCTCAAAGTCACCCCAGCGGGACATAAAACCCTCCTTGCACATATCAAGGTGAACCATAAGCGGCGCCACCCCCAGCACAGGCACAGCATCAATACGGAGCTTTTTGGCTATGTCCTCAACGTCTTTACGCTCCAACCAAATGCCGCCTATCCGTACATCAAATAAAACAAAGGATTGGTCTTGGCGGTACTTGCCCCCGCCCTTTTGGATCTTGGGGCCGTAGCCCTCCCCGTACAGGGTTACGTCTGCCGTCCCTTTTTTTGCCCCGTCATAAGAGGGGCTTGATTCGAAAGCATTTTCCATGAGCTTTTCTCTAAAGAGGTTCCGAAAGGCATCATAAAGGGTTGCCGGTATTTGGGAGTCTTCGGTCCGGCCCCCGTAGGTAATGGTTTCCCCATCCCAATGGACCCGTATGTTTGTGCCGTCTACCTTTTCGGTGGCCTCCCAATTATTCATTTCAAGCCATCCAAACTCCGGCCGGCTGTACCGCCCCATCAAAAACGTCTTCATTTGGTTGGCTGGATCTCGTAAAAAGATAGATTCAATTTTGTGGTACTTTTTCATTTTATTCTCCCGCTAAAAATGGAGGGGGTTGGACCATGGCCCTGGCGTGGCACCAAGGCAATGAGCCAAACCCCTCGTTTATCCTTGCATTTGATCCGGCTCAAAACCCTCCGGTAAAGGGTCGCCCCTGGCAACCTGTAACATCATGCACCGAGTACAGCGCCCATACCATTTTATCCCCCGGCTGTAAAAGCCGTTCGCAATTTCAATATCCGTACAACTGGTCCGGCCATGATCGGGCATTACAAGGTCAACATAGGCCAGGGCGCCATCGTAGTCCTCTGCATCAAGGTAAGGAGGGTCCACCTGTTCCGCTTCGGCTTGGGCCTGGGCTTCCGCTTCTGCCCTGGCTTCTTCCTCTTTCCAGCTTTGGAACTTAAACCCCTCCGTAGGCGCATAACAAAGCCCCAACCCATCTCCCACACCCATGGTCTTGGCCCTTGGGTTCCAGGGCATCCGTTTAATAAACTCAGCCTCGGCCCATTTTTTAGGCTCGTCAATATCGTCCCAATGGTGGTAATGTATTTCGTTCCAGGGGGTTTCGTCAAAGCCGTAGTCGGGGTCAGGCTTCCAGCCCTTCCAAGTCAAAAGGAACCGGCCAAATTCTGTCTCGGCAATTATGTGGGTATAGGCACAACTGTCATTTGGTTGCTGTATGTCGGACCAGATAAGCATTATTTACAAGCCTCGTCCAAGGTGTCTCTTGCTATGCGCTTCGCGTCCCTCTTGCCAAGGCCACAGCAAATTAGGTACAGCCTCAAGTCGTTTTCCTCCACGGCAATGTCAATCATTGTACCTATAAGCATACAAACGGTTTTCTTCAATACGTCCCGCACGAAATTGGGTGGCAATATTGCTCTTATGTCATTGCTTGCCATTACCCAAACACCCCGCGCTCAACTGGCATCATAAGGTTTAGGCTTTCCCCTGCCTCCGTCTTTAAACAAATGTTTTGAGCCACCTCCCGCGAAAAGGTGCCGGCCTCCGAGGTCAGCTTTGTATAGCCAACGACGACGCCCTGTTTCATATGCCCCCACCATTGGTTGTATTGGAGGCTCCATATCTTGTAATCCAAATCCTTGGCCGGCCAAAGGTAGTCCCCCTCCTTTGCCAGCCTACGGAAAATATCGTCCAGCCCAGCCTTTACGACCAACCGTAGGTGCTTGATAAGCGTAACCGCCGGCCATATATTGCTCGGGCAACACCAACCCCGTACAGGGGAAAGCATCTTGATACCCGTATCCTGATATTTGTCCTGTATTTTCATGGTTACGTCGGGGAGGTCGCCCTCAAACAAAATACCCTCCATGGATACAAGTAGGGCAATACCCGGCCAGGGGGCCGAGTTTTTGGGCTGTACCCTGCCGCCAACCCCCGGAGGGTTTAGGCCCCATTTGATAAAGTCCAAGCAAGCGGATTGAAGGGCAACGGTAGCCGGCGCCCGTTGAAGAAGGGTTGTAGGGACTTTGGTTTGAGCTATATAAAACTCCTGGCTTGGGTCTTGATATTTAATCATGCGCCATTTGGTCCGTAATACAATCGTGTTATTCCCCTTTGTCATATTCGCCTCCCTTGTCTTCGCTGGGCGCCGGCTGAATCTCGGCCAAAGGCTCGCTCGCCTCCGGCTTATTTTCCTCGTCCTTTTGTTCCTTCTTCTCATCAGAACCGCCTTGACTCATAAACTCGGCAAGGTTTATTTTACTGTCCCCTGCCTTTTCCATGCCCCGCGCAACCTTGGTCGTGGTGTGGGCGCATATAAAATTAAGCATTTCCTCATTTTTTACGACGTGGATTTTCTTTGCGGCCTCGATAAAGTCGTCAACTATGGCAAGAAATATGCCCAGGTTTTCAACACAGTCCCCGCAGTTCCCGTCATAGGTTGCAACCGCAAGGGCGCGGTCATCGTCCGTATACCCGGCGGTTTTGATTATTGAGCAAAAGCAAGCCATTACCCTACCCTACCTTCCAATATGTTGTCGTATGTTGTCGTGGTTACACTCAACGCACAGTTTTTTGTTTGCCTTTTCTTTGCCCCATAGCTCGCATTGTTCGCACATCCAGGGATTGTTTACGCCGTGGGCTATGCCAGCCTTGAGCTTTTCTTGGTCGGCTTCCTCAAAAATGAAGCCCTCGCCTTTTATCAGGTTGCAAGCAACGTCGATATATTCACCGCCGCATATTTCGTCAAGCGGAGTACTTCGCCAAGCGACCTTTTTGGCCTCCCGCGCAGTATGAGCAAAGGCCAGGGCGGCGCCGTCCTCCGTATAGGAGTGTCGGTTGTATAACATATACGCCTTAAGTTTTCTTTCCATATTCCTCTTGGGTTTCCAGGCTTGCCGCCTCAAATAACTGGCCGAGCATTTGGCGTATCTGCCATGTCTCAAGCCCCTTTTCTTCTAGTACCCGTTCCCATACCTTGAAAACTTCTTTGTAATCTTGATTATGCCAGCCGTTGCCGCTGGGGATTCCGTCTAGCCAATCGTCAGGCATCCCCAACAACCCTCGAACAAACGTGCCAAACGAATGGTGGTTGCTGGAAGGTTCCGAGGTATTCAAATTCGTCGGGTATTTCGTGACCAGTACCAAAAACCATAAATTCACTTGCAACTTTTTCCTTAATAGAGTCGTCAAACAGAACCCATATACAAGCCTCGGCGCCCTGCATTTCTCCGTGGATAACCTTACACCCGGCCGGCAAGTCATGGGTTACAGGGAAGCCAAGGCCAACAACGTATTTATAGATTTTCCTCATGCCGTAGCCCCTTTACTGCGCCGGCTTATTTCCAGGGCTATGCCGGCCGATATTGCGTCAAGAGTTTCCTGTGGGATCTTGTCAACATCAAAGCCAAATATCTTCTTTACCGGCTCCACAATGCCCCTCGCTTTTCTGTACTTTACCAATAATCCATTAACAAGCGTTTCGGAGAAAATGCAATACTTTGACCCCTCCGGGTCGTCAACGGACTGTCCTTTAAAGTTGGCGTTTGCAAACAAATGGGCGCAAGCCTCCGCAAAGGTGACGTATAGTTCTTCGTCGGCAATGCCGTCCATGGGGGTCATGGTCATTTGCTTTTGCTTTTGTTTCTTTGGCGGCTTGGTTGATACCTGTTTGTCGGTGGTCCTAATCGTTACCTTTGCGCCTTTCCTGGCCCTCATAAATACGGACTCATGAGGTAGCACGTTGGTCTTGAGGTGCTTGCGGACCTTCTTCCTCGCGGCCTTTTCGGACTTTGCCAAAACAACACCCGACAACATATTGGAAGGTAGGGTAGGGTAATGGCTTGCTTTTGCTCAATAATCAAAACCGCCGGGTATACGGACGATGACCGCGCCCTTGCGGTTGCAACCTATGACGGGAACTGCGGGGACTGTGTTGAAAACCTGGGCATA